CTGTTTGAACCTTTAGACTATGCATCTGCTGGTTCTATTAAGCAAGAAATTAGAGAAACCATTGGTCGCTATGAACCAAGAGTAACTGTAGGAAAAATTACATGTAATCCAGATTTTGACAATAATGGTTACAATGTTGAAATGCAGTATACGATTGTTGGAAGAAACGACACACCAGTAGCAGTAGAGTTCATCTTAGAGCGTACAAGATAATGCCATACACTCAGGTATCCAATTTAGATTTTGAACAGATCAAAACATCTCTCAAAGAGTATATGAGAGCACAGTCAGAATTTACTGACTACGATTTTGATGGATCGGCATTGTCCACCTTACTTGACACACTCGCTTATAATACCTACTACACGGCGTTTAACACTAACATGGTAGTCAATGAACTATTCATTGATTCTGCCACCTTGAGAGATAACGTAGTGGCGATTGCAAAGCAACTAGGGTACAGACCCAAGAGTGCTACCTCTCCTACAGCATATGTTTCCTTTAACGTAACTTATACCAACCCAACAACTGATACAGAACTCATCCTGAAGAAAGGAACAGGATTTATTTCTTCTTTTGATAATAACGTGTATCAGTATGTTGTAACTGATGATATAAAAGCACAAGTAATTAACAACGTTGCAACATTTACTAATGTTGAAGTTAAAGAAGGAACTCAACTTGTTAATACATTTACTGTTAACACTTCATTAAAGAGTCAGAAGTTTATTCTTGACAATCCAAACATTGATACTAACACAATTAGAGTAAAAGTATTTCCTACTGGAGGTAGCTTCAGTGAACCATATCTAGTTGCAGATAACATTCTAGGTGTTGATGCTACATCAAAAGTATTTTTCCTTGATGAGATTGAGGATCAGAGATATGAGATTCTTATGGGTGATGGAGTTCTAGGTAAGAAACTAGAGAACAATGCACGTATTGAGGTATCATATTTAACAACAGCAGGTCCTGAGAGCAACGGAGTTCGTACATTTGTCTTTTCTGGTGTATTAGAGAACCCTAATGGTGTAACTCCTAGTGCGATTACTACATCTATTACATCTACTGTTGCCTCTGCGGGTGGTGAAGAGATAGAAAGCACAAAGAAGATAAAATATACTGCTCCTAAAGCATACGGCACACAGGAGCGTGCAGTGACCGCACAGGACTATGAAGCAATTGTAAGAAAAGTATATCCAGCAACAAGTGACATCATTATATTTGGTGGAGAGGATCAGGAACCACCAGAATATGGAAAAGTATTCATTGCATTGAAACCAACTGATGCAAGTTACCTTACATCATTAACAAAAAATCGTATTATACAAGAATTAAAGAAGTATGTTGTTGCATCTGTAGAACCAAAATTAGTAGATCCTTCTATTTTGTTTGTTGAGCTTACAAGTAAGATCTACTATAACGGTGAGATGACAGATCAAACAACATCACAGATTAGAGACAAGGTGATTGGTAGTGTACAGTCTTATCTTGATACAAGTGATACTGAAAAGTTTAATGGTAAGTTCAGATATAGTAAGATGGTTGGTGTTATTGATGATGCAGATAAATCTATAAATTCTAATCTCACCAGTATCACAATGAGAAAAGATTTCTATCCTTCTCTAAATTCTACCTTCTATTATGAGTTATGTTTCCAGAATGCTTTTGATGAGGACTGTGATGATCCAGTTCTTTCTAGCACTGGATTTAGAGTCACTGAATATCCTAATTTTGATGTCTATGTTGAAGATAGGAATAAGAAAATTGTCCTATATAGACTAGATAGCGTGACTGGTGAAAAGGTTGTCCTTGACAGCGATATCGGTGACATAGATTATGAAAAAGGTGAACTTAAAATGTACAACTTAACTATCATTAAAGGTAGTTTCTTTGATAACCGTATATCTGTTAGAGTCAAACCACTTCTCAATGATGTCAAGGCACTTCGTGAGGTATACCTTGATGTTGACGTTGCCAATTCCTCGTTCACTGCATACAAAGAGTAAATTAAATGCCAGCTGTAAAGACCAAGAGAATTTCTACTCTCATTGAATCGCAGCTTCCTGAATTCATTAGTACAGAGTATCAACTTTTTAGTAAGTTTCTCACAAAGTATTATGAACAACAGGAGGTGCAAGGTGGCACGCTGGATATTATTAACAATATTCAAAAATATGCTGATATAGATTATTATGAACAAAATCTCCTTAAACAGTCTGATGTGTTGGACGTTAGTATCACTGATACTGATGATACAATTGTACTACAAGATGCAACGAGTTTTCCAAAGAAAAACGGATACGTTAGAATAGACAACGAGATTATCTTCTATGAATCACGAACAAGCACAACTTTATCAGGAGCAGTTAGAGGTGTTAGCGGTAACACAACTCTTGGTGATCTTTATAGCTCGTCAGAGTACACCAGCACAGATGCAGCACCACATAATGCTGGTCAAAAGGTTATTAATGTAAGTAATCTTTTTCTATATGCATTAGTAAAGAATTTTGAGAATCAGTATCTTGGTTCTTTTCCAGAAAAGTATCTTAAAGGAGAGGTAGATAAGAGAACTTTAATTAAAAATATTCAGAAGTTCTATAAAGCTAAAGGAACTACTAGTTCTATTAAATTTGTTTTCAATACTATTGTCTCTAAGACAGTAGATGAGAAACCAGAAGTATACAAACCAAGAGATTTTACATATAAAGCATCTGAGTCTGATTGGATCAATGTATATGCTCTTAAATGTAAAGTTATATCTGGTAATGTCAATGATTTAATTGGAAAGAAAATTATTCAGACTGCTACTGAGGAATATGGTTATGCAGACGCTACAGTAGATAATGTATATGCTGATGGTACAGCAGATAACGAAGTAATCTATAATATTGTATTAGCACCAGAAACAGTCAATGGTGAATTTGCAATCTCAACTAAGACTAAACTTGAGAAAGCAGTTGCTGGAACAGATAGCAATGGTGATAGAATCAATGTATCTTCTACTATTGGTTGGGAGAAGACTGGTTCTATTCTAATTGGAACTGAGACAATTACATTTGATCAGAAAACTGTAACTCAGTTTATTATTGATGAGAGGCAAGCATCAGGAGCTGTTGCATATCCTGTAGGAACATCAGTATACAAACCAGTAACGATTGCAAACTCTGATGTAACATTACTTACATTTGGTGTTGTTTATAATTTAAAACCAGAAGATGCTCAACCATACTCTAGTCCTGGCGACAAGATTCTTGTATCTAGACCTGGTTTTGAAACTGCAGATCCTAAAATTGTACAGACTGGCACTAATCAAACAAGATGGTTACTAAATCAAGGAACTGCACCAGTAATTCCAACATTACCAAGCATTCAATCATCTTTAAGTCAATTAACTACAGATACATCATCTATTTTTGCTGATGATCAATATTATTACATAACATCTTCTTCTTTCCCATCATATAAAATTCTTGATGGATCTACAGTAAATGAAGAATTACTAGATCAAAGAATTTTACGAATTATTAGAAAAGAAGCAACAAGAACTACAGAAAAATATAAGACTCCAAATAGGGATGTTGGTATCCTTCTAAACGGTGTCCCTGTCTACGGTTTTAGGGATCATGATAGTATTCGTTTTGGTAAACTAGAAGAAATCAGAATTAACACACAGGGTAGAGGATATGTAACACCACCTTTTGTATTAATTGATCAAGTACCTAATAAGGCTAGAGCAGTCTTAACTGGTCAGGTTGTAGAAAGAATTATTGTAGATACTATAGATGTTTTTCCAAGAACTCCAGATATTACTATTACCTCTGGTAGAGGTGCAGTAGTTCGTGCAATTGTAACTGGTGGTAAAGTAACAAGTCTTGTTATTGATAATCCTGGTGAATTTTACTCATCTCCACCAACTGTAAGAATTAGAGATAATGCAGGTAGAGGAAGATTTGCTGACTTTACTGCCGTTGTTGATACAGACGGTAAAATTACTGGATTTGAAAAAAATGCAGAAGGAAATTTTTATAATCAAGATACTGTTTTAGTAGACATTATTCCAGTTGGTGAAGATGCAACTGGTATTCCTTTATTAAAAGAATGGAACTTTAACAGATTTAACAAATTAGAAAATAATCTTGATACTGAGTATGGTTATATTTTTCAAAATTATAATAATGCGTTAGAATATGGTTATGGACATGTAGGTAATCCAAAAGCTTTACGTGTTGCTCTTAATGATAATATTAACAACGCAGGAACTGAACCTGCTACAAAATCACATTCACCTATTATTGGTTTTGCTTATGATGGTAACCCAATCTATGGTGCGTTTGGTTACGAGAATCCTTTAGATTCTACGTCATCTATTATTAGAATGACATCTAGTTATTCATTGAATGGAAATCGTAGAGAAGGTCCTTCTCTTACCACATATCCTCTTGGATCATTCAACAATGATTACACATACACTCATAAGAGTGGCACATTAGATGAAAACAATGGAAGATTTTGTATTACCCCAGACTTTCCGAAAGGAACTTATGCTTATTTCATTACTATTGATAGCAATCAAGTACCGCAATATCCATACATTTTAGGAGAAAACTTCTACTCCTTACCTGTTGATAGTAATTACAATTCTAACATCAATCAAGATGATATTCCTAAAAATTCCAAAAAATATTTTATTGATGGAATGCAAGGAAATGGTGAAGGTGTTATCGCATCTGTCAATGAAGTAAAATCAGGAACTGTTGATAGTATTGATGTAATTAGATCATCTAATAATTTTTCTATTAACTCTCAACTATATTTTGACAATAGAGGAACAGAAGGTTCTGAGGTTGAATCTATCATTTCTTCTGTAAAAGGAAAAGATGTTAATTACCTAGAATGTAAAGAAGATAAAGTTGTAAAATTAACAACAATCCAAAACGCATATTTGTTTGCAGATGACACTTTAACTCAACCTTCATCTGGTGCATTTGGTTCTATTGTTGGTACAGTTAGGAATGATAATACGATTGTTCTTAGAAATGTAAATGGAACTTTTGATAGTACAGGAACTTTCTCTGCTTCTATTAAAACATTCTTGATTTTGTTAGACCAAAGAAGTTCTTATACTAAAGGTGCTACATTAAGTTTGACTGATGGTGTTAATACACCTATCGCAACTGCAGAAGTATTAGAAGGAACATCTTCTCAAAACACAGTCCAGATCAAGGTTCTTACAGGTACATGGATTGTAGATGATAACTATTTCTTACAGTCAAGTAATCTATTCAATACTTCTGGAACGAAAATAGTAACACTAACTTCTCTTAGCGATGGACTTAATCCATTTGAAGTAAATCAAAGTGTCGCTTTGATAGAAACAGCATCACCTCATGGTTTAGGAATTGGTGATCAAGTAACAGTTGATATCAATCCTGATGACAGTACAACAACTAAGACTTATTATTTAAGAAAGAGGTTTTATCAGGAAGCTGTCTTGATACCACCTAGCAGTAAAACTGCTATTAATTTTACTGGAATTGGTCGTTATGAAATACTCAATGGTGGAGCAGACTATACTGCTGGCACTTACACTAGTGTTGCTCTTACTGGTGGATCGGGCACTGGTGCCACTGCTACGTTCACTGTATCTGATGCTGGTATAGTTTCTGGTATACAAATACAAGATGCTGGATCTGGATACGCAAGAGGAGACTATCTATCTGTTGCAGATGAAGATCTAGTAAGATCTGGTGCATCTCAGTCTACTGCAAGATTTACTATCTACGTTGGACACGTTGGTGTTCCTGCTGGTGGTACAAAAGTAACTGTTGACGATGCATTAGGATTTGCTGTTGATGATCTAATTCAGATTGGTGGAGAGATTCTAAAAATTGCTGGTATTAATGGAAGTGATATTTCTGTAATTAGAGGGCAGGAAGGAACTACAGATGTAGATCATTTTGATGGACAAGAAGTATCTCTTTACAATGCACAATATAACTTTACAAATAATTACCAAATATTTGCAGGATCTGGCTCTGGTTACATACAATCATATGATCCTGTAACACAAAAGATTATCATTGTATATGATTATGCAACAGTAAAACTTACTGCAAATGAAGTTACCTTAAGTTCTAGTTTCTTTGATACTAGCACACCACAAAGATTGGTATCTGTTAAATCTGCTGATGAATTAATATCTAAATTTGAATTCTCAGAAGACAATAGTACATTTGTACCTAACCCTAACATAGATCTACAAGAATTTTACAAGTATAAGTTTGATACGTC